GTTCTTAGAAAGTCAAGCGGAGAAGACTAATGAAACAGTACAATAACGGTCAACGCAAAGCAATGATGTACGGGGGCATGTCCCGCCGGAAACCAATGATGTACGGTGGAAAAGCGACAACAAAAAAGCCCCGTAAGAAAGCTTACATGGGCGGTACGATGTCGGCTACACAGCCGCAACAAAACATGATGCAAAACAACATGACATCTGGACAGATGAATCAGATGCAGACCCAGATGATGCAAGCTCCTAAGTTGCGGATGTCAAGGGGTGGAGAGGCATTTGGTATGTTGAGTGTAAAGGCGGGTATAGACAACAACCCAAAGCCAACGCAAGCAGATAGAATCGCTGGGGCTACAAAGAAAAATACCTAAATATAACCCTTAGATTTCTCCAGCATCTCATCCCCCATAGATCTTAGATAGCGAAGAAGGGATGCTGTAGAGTGAGCACCGTCCCATTGGGGCAGTCCCTCTACCATAGCAGATTCAAACTGCTCCGGCTTGACCCCTTCCCACGTTAGTTCTATGGTGCCATTTTGTTTTAGATTAGCCTGAAATGTAAACAGGTTAGCTTCCTTGTTTTTATTGGACATCAATCTGGTTCAATTCTTGTATTGCCAAGTTATAGCAATCAGCCTTGAACACAAAGCCGTTGCTAGGGTCTATATCTCCAACCCTGTAACGGGTCGCTTTGTTGTAAAAAGTTTGTTTCGGAACTTCACCAAGAATCCATGCCTTGCTGTGGTCGGTTAGTATGCGTACAAATATGTAAGTGTCACAGTCCTGCTTAGTGCCATGTGCTGCTACAGAACAATCGTAGTTTGGAGACGGGGTTGTGTTGCACCGCTTAGTCTTTACGTCAACACGTCGGTTTCCAATTAACAGATCAAAGTCTTTGCTATTGGCATCTGTGCCGCCGATGTGATCCTTTACAATCACCTCGCCTATAGCCCCGACTACATTAGATAAACTACCCGTGATGCTGCCCTGTAGTACCCCTACAGAGGCAGCTTTCTTTTTGGCACGAGCAACTATATCAGGAGTTATCTTGACTTGTATCATCATTAGACTCTTTCACAGAATTTTTAAGTAGGTTTACATGAACAAGTTTGGAAGATTGCAATATAGCCATCTGGGTTTCTATTGCCTTCAAGTTATGCACTATGCCCTTCTGCACACTACTAAGTTCTGAAATGTTGTACACTTTTTCATTTACAGTAATAGTATCTGTGTTACTCATCTTCTTTTTCCTTCGGTAAATAAACTAAAACGAACGCCCCACAATTTCCACAACTCAGGTTTGTTTCCATGCAGAAGTCACTACTGTCTTCTGTATCATGGTCACCACCCCAAGTCAAATTGTATCCACAGTGCCAACAGTTCATGCTGCGTTCAAGTCCACTACTTCACAAACACCAGCAGTACAGGCAAGCTCACGTGATCCACTCGTGTTATCTTCCTTTTCAAACTCTGTTAGTTTGTTCCAGTCGATAGTTATAGTGCTGTACATCTGTTTCCACTCATTGTACTCATCAGGTTCTATATCCTGATAAGGTGCCTGTTGATACGTGTGATCACTGTAGGGAAGAAACGACACACCAGATGCTACGTCAAAGTTTTCATACACCCATGCCCCAACTTCCATCCATTCATGTTCTTTCACACTAACAGTAATTGATGGCTTATGTTCACACCAGTTCACAGCATAGGTCTTCCACAGTTCTAGCTGTTCTATAGCTGTAGTTTGTGTCCGTGTAACTGCACCATCTGGAGATCTCATGGGAAACGAAAACACCGTGACACTATCGGGCTTCATCATGTCACGTTCATTGTGCACACCCTGTTCAATCAAGAACTGTGTCAGAGGATCTTTGTTATCCCCACGAACTGTGCGAATAAAGTAATCGTTGTGCCGTGCGTGGATACCACTAGCTGCGTCCACGAGTTGAGATACAGTACCCGATGGCTTTACACAGGTGATTGCTGCACTCTGCTGTATTCCAAGCATGTTCGCAAATTTCAGATTGGTATCTATTGCGGTTTGTTTCATTTCTTCTAGCCAACGCTTGCTGTCTACGTTCTTTGAAAGCACGGGATGATCCATGATACCAGTCAAGGATACGCCCAACAAGCGTTCTTCTTCTGCGTTGTCCTTCCATATCTTCCTCAAGTATTTAAAATCAACAAGGGTAGATTGCAGTGTGCCTAAGATAGTAGCCACACGAACTTTACGCTTCAAGCTATCTAACGTGTCGGTTTCACGTACAACCACCTCTGAGAGATTACAAAAACCGTACGGGCGTAGGATTATCTCACTGCAGGGGTTTGTGCCCCACATGTGTCCTGTCTCACGTCTTCCGTTACGAGCAACCTGTTTGTTTGCTGCTTCACGGTTAAACATACCACGCTCACCAGACTTGCTGTCATATAGTGCAAGCCACTCACGCATAAACGTGCCCATTTCAGGCTTTGACTTGTACGCTACAGAGTTGTTTGCCAAAGCTCGTTGTGGTTCGTAGTCGTACCATTTACCAGACTTGGCATGTGCCATCTGATCATCGTTCAAGTTGGATAGACTAATCAAAGCAGAACGACGAACGCCACCCACTACCACAACCTCACCAATCTTACACATGATGTCGTGACACTCTATAGGGTAGAGTCTACGACCTGATGCTGCCTTAAACTTTTCAACACAGAAATTGAATAACTCAATCAAAGGCTGTGGTCCACTTGCACGCCCCCCCATTACCTTGAGTCGTGCACCAGCCTCGCGTATTTCAGACACATCCCAAGTAGGTATTTGTCCCGCGTACAACAAAGCAATCAATTCTCTTAATGCTTTTGCCCATCCCGGCTTACTATCTGCTACCCTAATGATGGTGCTAGAATCGTTAAAATTGTCAGAAACCACAGGAAGTCTATCAACATTTTCTCTCTCCACGCTAAACCCGACACCAGTGCCGCACATTAATATATACATACATTCATCAAACGAACGAGGATTGTCAACAGGAATATAACTACAGTTGTACCCGCATATGTTATCACGAGATAACGCCTGACCAGCAGTCATCATAGCTCTCATACTTGGCATAACATCAAGGCTCAAAATAGCATCACGTACTTCATTCACCGTATCATCTTTTAACTTTAAGTTGTGCTTTAGTAGAGCGTGATCCTGCATAAACCCCATGTAACGGTCTACAGTTTCATCCCAGTTTTCACGACGCTCTTCATCATCAAGCCAACGAGCATAGCGTGACTTGTGAATAAATTGTTGATACGGGGTGGGTAACATGTTGCTCATGTCTTGTCTCCTTGTGTTTCGATCAGTTTGTTGAGATACCACTGTGCTTTTTTGAGATCTTCAATTCCATTTTTGTATCTGTATCTCCAGAGGTATTTGATGATGTTTCCTTGCAAGTAGTGTTCAAAGCCATTGTCTGTCGCCGCCGCGATAGCCTCAATGCATTCGATACCTGCTTGATTGTAGTGTGCCGGATTATTGACGACATCTAAATTACCGTATGCTTCTTTACCTGCACGTTCGTTTTCCTCTTCTTTAAGTCTACGTACCATATATTGTTCATATCTGCTCATTGTTTCTTTCCAAAGTCCACTCTAACCACATTATCTTTTACGAGTTGAATTACATTATCATCATCTATGTCTTCTTCTTCGATGATCTCTTCGCCTGTTATGCGAAACTGAATAGTAGCTAATCCATTGTCATATACATCATCTGTGTGGCTTCTTATAAGATCAACTGCTCCCTCGTGCATCACCATAGCAGGGTTGTAGTCTTCATCCTTTTCATACTTGTTACCTGTTGTATCATAGGCAGACAGAGTAAATTCATTGTCCTCTGTGGGGCGTAGTATGATGTAGTATCTATCAGGGAGTAAAGACATTACTTCCATAGACTTTTCTATCTCATCAATATCGTTCATTTTTTACACCAATCTGTAGGGATTGAACCTTCAGCCCACTGAAAGTTGTGACGCTCACACCAAGAAGCATATGTTGTTTTACTACCCTTGTAAATCTTATTATTCGCCCTGACGAAAACAAAACGTATATCTTTGTCTGGATGTTGCTTCTTTACAAGTATCATCTTTACACGGTCATCCTTTGTAAGATGTCCCTTTGCCTCAACGTATATGCCACTCTCTGGCAAGTAAAAGTCTGGTGTATAGTTGCGCGGCTGTGGTATGTACTGAAACTTTATTGTTTCGTATTCAAACTTAACTCCATTCTTGTTAAGTGTTCGCGCTAAGTTTAATTCAAACTGAGATCTGTATCCTGCTTTTTTCAAAACTCTATCCCCACTAATGCCATCCTCTTTAAAAGATACTCTGCCAGTTTTGGGGATAGTCTTTCTATATTGGTGAGTTCCGTTGTTAAAGGGTGCATAGGCACACATACATATCCCCCAGAGTTAGAAGTTCTTCCTATTTTTTGAAGCTCTACTTCTACAGCTTTCATGTCACGAACTTCTGTTTCAGATGTTAAAGACCCTTCCTTACTATAGTTCTCAACTAAGGTTAAAGGTAGTCCGTTTTCATGCAGTCTTATCTGACACACACGCCTTTCACCACCTGTCTTCTTAGCTGATTCAATATAGATGTGGTGCAAATTTTTATTCATGCTCATCAGATCTACTTCATAGTTTTTCACAAAAAGAAACGGCATCAGAGTTCCTTTCTTTTTAGTGTTGAGTACCACACCTGTGGCGGGCTTTTTGCTTTAGATGTCACACGATCATGTAGGATAGCGTTAGGCCAGCAGTGTCCTCTGTACCCACATAGATTACACTCACGAGGTAAGGTCTTGTTCCCTGTTTCAATTACTTCGCCACCACGCTTGTATGTTTCTGGCTCTGCCTTATACGGCTTAAATGGCTTAACGTCTGGGTTGGATAGAAAACGAACTCGTTTCTCTGCATCCTTTAGATACCCTTCCTTATCCTCTTGACACCAATCCGGCACCTCTACTACAGCCACCTGCCCGTTCGATTTATTAACTACAATCCACCCACCAAACGGCATACCTGTTGCTTCAGCGTACAGGAAGCCCTGCATGAGATAACCAAAGGGATCATCTTCCTTTAGTTTGTCATAGCCACCCATACCTGTAAATTTATAATTGAAAGACCAGTCACTGGCTGACTTCACATCCCAGACCTTGTCTACACCCATCTCATCTTTTATGATGACATCTAGCGTTCCCTTAACAAGTTGGTCACCTATCATTAACTCAACAGCACGTTGGTAATCTACAATCTCAACCCCTGCCTCTTTCATAATAGCCATGAGTATAGATTCAGTGAGGTCACCAAACATAAACCTAAATAGAGTATTGTATTCCATCTCCTCTTTGACACCCTGTTTGTCAAGCACTTGCTGACATAAGGGACGACCCAAACCTGACATGCGAATACGGTAGTCACCACGTTTAGTGCTAAGTTGTTTAACTACAGACTCTTTGCACTCTTGTTGAAAGGCAGAAAGAGTCTCAGGGGAGACAGTAGTTTCCCCCCTGAGAGCTTTAGACATATAGTCTTGTATTTTAAGCAGCGTTAGCATTGTCGAAATCTGCTGCTAGATCGATGTCATCATCGTCAGCAACGAGCTTCACAGCTTCCCTGTGCTGGTTCATCACGTTTTCATTGTGACCCTTTACAGTGTCAACAAACATAGCCATCAAGTCTTTGTCTTCTTGCGAGATGTCTACTTCTCCAGCTAGTGTAGGCACTGGAGTCCAGAAAGTTACACTACCATTCTTATGACGGTGAGTGGTCAAAGATACTTCACACTTCTGCATAAGCTTCTTCTGCTTTGCCAAACCACTGATGAAGTCACTTATAGGTTTAAACCCAGAGCGTTTGAAGTACGCTACTACTGGATTATCCTTAACTTCAACCTCATTACCAGCGGCATCCTTAAAGGTTCCACTAATCTTTCCGTAGATAACTTGATTACAGACCACAGCACGAGATGCAAGATACGCTGGATCATCCTTATCCATAGCGTTCTCTTCGTCACGAGTTAAACGACCACACTTGTTGCCGCCCACTGTGTCTGGAAACATGCCAGAAAAGGTTGGGTTCTGCACAGACTTGGAAGAGAAGGTTCCTGTCTCTTGGTCCCACAGGCTGTACTCAAACATACGTAGGATAAAACGAACGCTTACCTTTTCAGCGTAGATAAACTTACCGTCTAGGTACATCTTCCACGAGCCACGAGGTAGGGTCTGACCATCCTCTGTTTCTGTGTCGTAGTTAATATTCAAGCGAGGCAAACCAACTTGACGGTTTGTATTACCGCCCTGTCCACTCGCTTCCATAAACGCTTCCATATCATCATTGTTAAATGCTGCTACGATTGCATCCATGCTATCCACGTTTGCGATTTCTGTTCCTTGTTCCATAATTTTAATGCTCCTTTGCATTAGGGTTACAAATTGTATTCTACAGATTTACTACTTCCAAGTCAAGCCAATTCTTACCTATTTTTAATTCAATTCCAACAGGCATGTTATACTCCACACCGTACCTGTTCAAAGTCTCTTCAGGTAACGATTGCATAGCGTAAGACAACAGATTGATACAGCCCTCTTTTTCATCAGGGTGTACGTCCAACACAATAGAATCGTGTACTGTGTTGCATATTACAGACTTCATTTCTCTTGTCTTCATCATCCTGTTCAAACGAACGAGAGCAGCAGGTAATAGGTCTGCAGTAGCAAATCCCTGCACAGGATAATTACAGATAGCAGTACGGTTTGTTGCCGTTCCCCACTCTGTCCACCTCACACCGGGAAATGCATACTGTCTACCACTAGGCAGGGTAATCATCTTCTCCCTAACAGCTTCCTTCTGCAGTTCCTTATGCCATTCAGTAACGCCCTCATACTTATCCTTGAACGCCCTGTAGTATCTCTGCTGCGATTCAGTTCCCGTGACACCGCCATACAAGGGCTTGAACGTATGGGCTTTTGCTTCTTGACGTGAGCATCCGATAACACTTGCAGTATAGCTATGAACATCTGTACCGTCCTTTACATCTAAGTACGCCTGACTATCCTTAGATAAAAATCCAGCCACACGAAATTCTAGTTGCGAGTAATCCCCTTCAAGTATAAGACCATTCGGGAAACGGCTCTCGACCACCTTCCGTATAGCGAAGGTATTTCCACGCGGCATATTCTGAAAGTTAGGATTGCGAGACGAAAGCCTACCCGTCGCCGTAATACACTGCATGAACTCTGGATGGATGAAACTATCTTCGTCAACATTGTTTTTCATTCCCTCTACAAAGGTGTTCAAGTAAGTACGTAACGCACTGTATCTTGTATATGCAGTTACAAACTCTCGTGCATCACCAGACAAGTCAGTGAGTCGGTTTTCTAAAGTAGATCTATCTGTCTTAAAACCAGCCGCCGCTGTATCCATTGGATCACGTGGCAGAAGTTTGAATCCGGCAACCTCACGAGTTGGCATGTAGATTACCCCAGCACCCCCGCAGGGTTTACACACACGAAGTATCTTGCTTGGCTGACCATTTTTATTGACAGGTCTAACCCTGCCAAAGCCAACACACCCAGCACACCGCGAACCCTTTGTTTTGTACACAACCTCTGTCATGTTCTTAACAGCAGACTTGAACTCCCCACGCTTCATACGAGTACGCATCTTGGGCTTCATTGTGTTACCCCGCATCTCATGACCCAAGTTAAATATACGTGACCATGCCCTCTTGTCTTTAACACGCCGTGAATAGAGCAACGTGCTTCTGTCATCAGGGCTAGACAAGTTTATGGGGGTATCACCTACAGCGTCACGTGCAAGCCGTTCTAGACGAACCTCAAGCTCATCCATCTCTTGTTGGTATTCTTGTCGTATCTGTTCTAGTGTGTCTAAGTTTATCTTGAGTCCGTTCCGCTCCATACGAGCAAGAACGTCAGTCATCTCAAGCGACAGCCTCAACGTTGGTAATAAAATCCGATGCATTGTATAATTCCTCAAAGGTAGTGCCAAAGGCATCAAGCTGTTTAAGTGCAATCTCTTCTGTGGCAAGTACGTCAGCCCGTCCGTACTCTTCTACTATCCCCCACGGTATCTCGTAGAAGGTCTTACCATCCTTGAGATACGGCGCGACAAGGTCTTTCTCCTTTTTGGTAACGTCATACTTTTCTGCAAGAGCAGCAAGTCCAAGAGGCCAACGCTGGGCTTTGGCAAGAACATATTCAGCCACCATCGTATCGTAGACCTCACCATCGTAAACAAACCCACACTCCCGTATCCATGATAAATCAAACTTGATGTTTTGTCCCACAACAATGTCAGCTTCGTCAAGTGCCTCTTGAAATAACTCTGGAGCAAAGTCGTGGGCTGGCCTATCTGCATGATAGTAGCAGTGATAGTGTATGTAAGGGGATGACAAACGCTTGTACCCAATAGAAACGAGTCGGTTTCCAAAGTAGGGTAGGGCAGTGGTGCTGCCGTTCTCTTTCTCCACATGTGTTGTTTCCACGTCAAAGGTTAAGATATTTAAATTATTCTTCATAATTGTGTACCCTTCTTTGGTGTGTACAAGACTTTACAGCGTGACAATTAGCACACAATACTTCACATTTTCTTATTTCGTCAAAAAGTTTTGAAAGTTTGAACTTTTTAACCATCTTGGAAATTGTCATATTCTTAGGAAAAATGACATGATCAAAATGAAGAGCGTAGGAGTTTTTGTTGTAACCACATTGTTTACACCCCACTCGTTGTTTGTAAAAATTT